ATAAGATTGCATATATTACATTTAGTAATGCAGCGGCCGATGAAGCTAAAAAAAGAATAGGAGCAATGTTTCCTAAATTTGATGTTAAAAAAGATTTTCCATATGTTTCTACAATGCACACATTGGGAACTAGACAATTAAATATAGATACTACTACACAATTATTAAAAGATGATAAATGGAACTCGTTTAAAAATTTCTCACAAATATGTAAAGATATGTCTTTTGAATCTTTCATAAGTGACTCTGGAGTTCCACAGTATAAAAATCAACACATGAAGATTATTGAATACGCGAGAGCTAAAAATATTTCAATTGATGAAGCTGCAATACAATTAGATCTACATCACTTTGTTGATGTATGGTTAACAGAACAAATAGATGCAGATTTAAAAACATATAAAGAGCAAACAGGGATGGTTGAATTCTCTGATATGATTAAACAGTTTATTGAGAAAGATAAGTGTCCCCCACTCAACGCTGTCTTTCTTGATGAAGCACAAGATCTGAATCCTCTGCAATGGGATATGTTCTTTTACATTGAATCAAAATGTGAAAGATCTTTTATTGCAGGGGATGACGATCAAACAATATATACATTCCAAGGTGCTTCTGAAGATATATTCATGGGTTTAAAAGGTGAAATGGATCCAAGGATTGAATCAAGAAGGGTTCCAAAAGCAGTTCATAAAGTAGCATTAAGTATCTTAGACAATATAGATAATAGAATGATTAAAGCTTGGCTGCCAAGAGATGCTGAAGGAAGTGTTAGTTGGAATCAATCTATTGATAATTTAGATTTCAGTTTAGGAAACTGGATGATTTTAGCTAGAACTAATAAAATGTTATATCCAATAAGAGATTTTTTAACTTCTTTAAACCTAAGATTTGATAGTAAAATCAATGACTTATTGCCGAATTCATTATTAGAAGCGTATAGAATTTGGAAGAGATTAAATGATGGTGCAACTGTTGGATCTGAAGAAGCTAAATCAATTTATAAATATTTAAATGTCAAAGATAAATTAGTTAAATATGGTTATGGCACAGGTAAATCATTAGATGCTGTAGACTATGTTGATATTGATGATCTAATGTTAGATCACGGGTTGCTAGTGTCGGGCAGCTGGGAACATTTAAATATTGAAGAACAAAGTAAGTTATACATAAAATCATTATTAGATAATGGTGATGATTTATTTAAGCCGGCAAGAATTAAAGTATCCACAATACATGGTGTGAAAGGTGAAGAATGCGACAATGTTGTATTGTTCACTGATCTTGAGAAAGTAATATATGATTCGGCATTAAAAAATTCTGATCCTGAACATAGATTATTTTTTGTGGGTGTAACCAGAACAAAGGAGAATCTATATATTATGCAACCAACTGAAGAGTTTCACTACAACATAGGAGATCCAATATTATGAGTAATAAAGTTTTCTTTAAACAAGTAGGTGGATCACATTACAAAAAATATAAAATACAGCCTTCTAGATTTATTAATGAAAATAAGATACTGTTCGCTGAAGGTAATGCAATTAAATATATTTGCAGACATCAAGACAAAGGTGGTAAGCAAGATCTTTTAAAAGCGATTCATTACATACAAATGATTTTAGAAAGAGATTATAACAATGAGAGGAAATAAAATGGCAGTATTTGATTTAGGGTTATTTACAGTGTTGTGTATATATTGTTTTTTAATAATGGTAATATAGATGATATTTGAAGCTCAGAAAGAATGGATTTGTCCAGAAAGTTTTCCTGATTTAAAAGGATATAAATATATTGCAATTGATTTAGAAACTAGAGATCCTGATCTTAAAATAAGAGGATCTGGTGCAATTATTGGTAATGGAGAAATTGTAGGTATTGCTGTAGCTGTTGATGGATGGTCTGGTTATTATCCAATTGCTCATCAAGGTGGAGGTAATTTAGAAAAAGATAAAGTTATGGATTGGATCAAGGATGTATGTTCTTCTGATTCAGTAAAATTATTTCACAATGCAATGTATGACGTGTGCTGGCTTCGAGCGGCGGGGGTCAATATAAATGGACACATTGTAGATACAATGGTTATGGCATCATTAATTGATGAGAATAGATTATCTTATACATTAAATAGTATTTCATATGAATTTTTAGGAGAAGTAAAAGATGAGAAAGCTTTAATAGAAGCTGCGCAATCCTGGGGAATAGATCCTAAATCTGAAATGTATAAACTTCCTGCAATGTATGTAGGTAATTATGCAGAAAAAGATGCAGTATTAACTTTAGAATTATTTAAAGTTTTATCGCGTGAAATTCAAAAACAAAGTTTACAAAATGTATTTGATTTAGAAACACAATTGTTTCCATGTTTATTAGATATGAAATTTAAAGGAGTCCGAGTCGATATAGAAAAAGCAAAACTCCTGAAACAACAACTAACAAACCAAGAGCAAGAAATATTATTAAAAGTAAAACGAGAAACAGGGATAGAGCCCCAGATCTGGGCTGCAAGATCAATTGCCACAGTTTTTGATAAACTTGGTTTACACTACGAAAGAACTGATAAATCACACGCACCATCCTTTACAAAGAATTTTTTACAAGAACACAAACACCCTATAGTTCAAATGATTGCAAAAGCAAGAGAAATAAATAAAGCACATACAACTTTTATAGATACAATTTTAAAGTTTACGCACAAAGGAAGAATACATGCTGACATCAATCCAATTAGATCTGATCAAGGTGGAACTGTTACAGGTAGATTCTCTTATGCTAATCCTAATTTACAACAGATACCTGCAAGAAATAAAGAATTAGGTCCTATGATTAGATCTTTATTCTTACCAGAAGTAGATCATAAGTGGGGATGTTTTGATTATTCACAACAAGAACCAAGACTTGTTGTACATTATGCTGCAACAACTGAACCAATTTGTTTTGATGAATCAGTTACAAAGATAGTAGAAGAATTTAAAAATGATTCTGTAGACTTTCATAAGACAGTTGCAATCATGGCAGGAATATCTAGAGAACAAGCCAAAACAATTAATCTAGGTTTATTCTATGGAATGGGAAAAGCTAAACTTCAAGCTGAACTTGGATTAAATACAAAAGCAGAAGCTGAAAAATTATTTAATCAGTACCATGATAACGTTCCATTCGTAAAAGAATTAATGAATAAAACATCTCAATTCGCACAAACATCAGGATCAATTGGAACATTACTTGGTAGACGTTGTAGATTTAATAAATGGGAGCCAGCTACATTTGGTATGCATACTGCAATGTCATTTGAAGAAGCTGAGCGAACTTATGGACGTGGAAGAATTAGAAGAGCAATGACATACAAAGCTTTAAACAAATTGATTCAAGGTTCAGCAGCTGATATGACTAAGAAAGCAATGTTAGATTTGTATAATGAAGGAATTATTCCACATATACAAATTCACGATGAATTAGATATTTCTGTTATAGATGACAATCATGCAAAAAAGATTGTAGAAATAATGGAGAACGCCGTTACTTTGGCAATCCCAAACAAAGTAGATTACGAAAGCGGTGAAACTTGGGGAGATATATATGGTTGATTATGGCATATTTAAATGCAAATATACCTCCAATCTACTGTAAAATAAGGAGAGAATATTTATATGACTTACGAGAACATCAAGGCGAAACTGAAGATTGTGTGGTCTTTGCTATTGCAAGCATTCCAGGGCGTGCAATCTTATTTCATGCTTTACTTACGAATGGTGCAATATACTGGAGGCTTCCTATCAGTGCTTTTCTTCAAAGAGGAAGCGGCAATACTTTGTATAAAGGACAGATGGAACATCAAGATCTCGACGATCTTCAATTATGGAATTCATTTAGTTATTATCCTAGTGTTACTACTTTTGATTTTTTAATCGGACAACGCTGTAAATATTTAGGTAAAGATAAAAAATTTATTTATGGAGAATATTTATTTACAATTGATTGGGCACATCCAGAACCTAATATCTTGGATACTGAACATTCCGAAATACCTGATCAACATAAGTGTGCTCATATTTTGGCTCTTGATAACGGCAATTATGCAGCTCAGCCTAATAATCGTATTTTGTGGAGTATTCCTAGCTTTACAACTTCAAAACATTGGCCGGATTATAAAGTTCAAACTACAGAATGGAATGTAGAAAATAAAAGCTGGCAATTAGAAGATACTGATGATATGTTTTATCAAGTGGAGGACAAAAAATGAGTAGTGAATTTAAAGTAAGTGACCAAACAAGTGTTGCTTTACCTATTAAAAATATAGTTGCAATCATATCTGCTATTGTTGTAGCGGTATGGACTTATTTTGGTATTGTTGAAAGGCTTAATAGACTTGAAACTAATGAAAAATTAATGGCACAAGACCTTTTAAAGAAGGCAGAACAAACTCCAAAGAATCAAGAAATGTATATGTTGATTGAATACCAAGCTAAATCTATAGACAAACATTCTAAACAATTAGAAGAAAACGTTCACACTAAAGTATTAATAGCTCAATTAGAAAAGAAAGTAGATAAATTAGAAAAAGAATTAGATTCAGTCAGAGGTAAGTAATGATTGAAGCTGTGTTTGCATTACTAATGTATATGAATAATAAACTAGAAGGTTATTCGCCTAAAGCTAATCTTGCAGAATGTTTAGAACAAAAAAGAAAAGTTGAAAGAGACCCAGGAAGTAATGTAAACTGGAGTTGCAAAGAAGTTAAAGCCATTGTAGAAACAGATAAACATGGCGTTAAACGAATCAAAGAAGTTAAGCAAGATTAATTGTATTAACAATCTCGCAGTTGGATGCTGCCTCTTAAATCACTGTAAATGTTATGATAATCAAGACTACAATAATAAGATATTTGATGATAGCTCTAGTAGCATTTGTATTAGGTACATTCTTTCCGAACCCCGTCGCCAAGAACAAGGCTCAGGGTGAATCAATAGCCTGGGCCAAGAAACTAGGGTTTGGACCTCCTAGGTTTGAGTACTCAAACGACAAAGAATTCATATCCTCCCTCACTAATTGCATCAATTATTTAAATTTTAACATCCCAAGACGAGAACGAATCAATACAGAGCTAATAATAGCCCAAGCTGTTGTAGAAAGTGACTATGGAAGATCACGTTTTGCACGTGAAGGGCACAATTTATTTGGTATAAGAGTATGGTCAAAAGAGGGAATGTTACCATTATTACAACCTAGTACAATAGATTGGCGGGTCAGGGTCTTTAAAAGTAAGTGCGAATCTGTTAAGTATTATATTGAAATTCTAAATACAAAAAGAGTATACGCAGAATTTAGACGAGTTAGAGAGCTAACATTGAATAGAAATCCTATTGCAATGGCTAGAACTTTAGATAACTTTTCTACAAATAAAGAATACGAAAAACATGTTATTGAAGTAATACATAGGTTACGAAATGAAAATAAGTGAGAATATATATTGTTTCAATATAAAAAAAGAAATAAAAAATATTTATAAAGATCTTGTTAATGAATGTATTACTTTAAGACCTAAAAAAATAGATACTAATTATGGTTTAAATTTTAATGTAAATAGTAAATATGTTCAATATTTATATGGTATTTTATTAAAAATATGTAAAAAAAATTTAAAAAAATTTACAATAAAAAATGATAATTTTAAATTGTGGTGTTATTATACCGATGATAAATTTAATGAAACTGGATGGCACGAACACACCAAAACTGCAACAATTAATTCTGTATTATATTTAATGGTTCCTAATAATAATAAAGGAATAGATTTTAAAATAAAAAATACTATTATTAATATAATGCCAAAAAAATTTGATTTATTAATATTTCCTAGTTATTTAGAACATTACCCACATTCTTCTACAACAAGTGAACCTAGAATTAGTCTTAATTTAGAGTTAATATGTAAAGAAAAACCAGAAAATATATTTAAATTATTATGAAACTAAGTGAAAATTTTACATTAGATGAATTAACAAAGTCACAAGAAGCAATACGTCTTGGCATTCCAAATGAACCAAGTGACGAGCATGTAAATAATTTAATATTACTTTGTAAAAATATTCTTCAACCATTAAGAAATCATTTTAATATTCCAGTATCAATATCTTCAGGTTACAGATCAGCAGCACTTTGCGAGGCCATAGGATCGAGCAGCAAGAGTCAACATACGAAGGGACAAGCAGCTGACTTTGAAATATTTGGAGTACACAATAAAGAATTAAGTGATTGGATCGTTCAAAATCTTGACTACGATCAATGTATATTAGAATTTTGGAGTCCTAACGACCCTAACTCAGGGTGGGTTCATTGTAGTTACAATGATTCTGGAAACAGAAAACAATATTTGAATGCACAGAAGTTAAATGGTAGAGTTGTTTACACTGTGATGTAATGGAAAAACTTAAATTTAAACCCTCTGTATTTATTGATAACGTTCTTGGTATTTGCCCTGAATGTAGAGAAGAAGCATTTCTAGTAGCAATTGTACATGATTACTATAGATGCACAAATTGTGGTGAAGATACTAGACAATTTGTTAATGGAGTTATAAAGTATATGAAATTAAGTAATGACGATAAAGAATATATAAAGGCGCATGGCAAGAAAAGTTAAT